TAGTGATGCTGTGTCTGTTAATGAAGACGGCTCGGCTAAATGTTTTAGTTGCGATAAGTTTTATACAAACTATGATAATAAGGTGGTGTCTATGAATAAAAATATAAAAGAAACAAGCGTTGTAAATCCACACGGAGGAATCTTTGGTAAGCTGGTCGATAGAAACATATCAAAAGAAACAGCAGAAAAGTTTGGTGTTAAGATTATATATGATTCAAGTGGTCAAATAGCACAACACCTATATCCTTTTTACATAAACAATGAGCAGTGTGCTGTCAAGACTAGGTACATAAAAGATAAACGATTCTCTTTTACAGGTTCAATACAAGGCTCTGGATTGTTCGGTCAAAATTTATTCAAAGAGGGTGGTAAGTATCTTACTATTGTTGAGGGTGAGTGTGATGCTATGGCTACATATGAATTACTAGGTAGTAAGTGGGCAGTAGTTTCTATTAAGCGAGGTGCAGCTTCAGCTGTTAAAGATATCAAAGAAAGCCTTGAGTATGTAGAAAGTTTTGACAATGTTGTATTATGTTTTGACAATGACAAGGCAGGTAAAGAAGCTTCACAAAAAGTAGCTACAATTTTAAAACCCGGAAAGGCTAAGATTGTGGTGCTACCTAATGGATACAAAGACCCTAATGATATGCTCAATCAGAGTAAACATCAAGAGTTTGTAAGGTCATGGTGGGATGCTAAAGTATATACACCCAGTGGTATCATACAAGTATCAGACAAGAAACAATCGTACTTAGACAGAAAGAAAAAAGAAAGCATAGCTTTTCCTTGGGAAGGTCTTAACAAAAAGTTATATGGTTTACGACAAGGAGAACTTGTTACCTTGACAGGTGGTACAGGTCTTGGTAAGTCTAGTGTTACTAGAGAGCTAGAGCATTGGCTTATAAATCAAACAGATGATAATGTAGGTGTCATTGCTTTGGAAGAAGATTGGAAGCGTACTGTTGATGGTATACTTTCTATTGAAGCTAACGCAAGATTATACATTGACCAAGAAAGAGAAAAGTTTGACAAGGGTACTATCATGCAAATGTTTGATAAGATATTTGATGACGATAGAGTTTTCATACATGCTCACTTCGGGACTAATGAGATAGATGATATCTTTGCTAAGCTTAGATATCTAATTGTTGGTTGTGATTGTAGGTGGGTTGTAATAGACCATTTACATATGCTTGTTAGTGCTGTTCATGAGGGTGATGAAAGAAAAGCTATTGACTCTATCATGACTAGACTTAGATGTCTGGTAGAAGAAACAGGTGCAGGATTAATCTTAGTCTCACATCTTAGAAGAGTTGATGGTAACAAAGGACATGAGAATGGGGTTGAAGTTTCACTATCACATCTACGAGGTTCAAATAGTATTGGACAACTAAGTGATTGTGTGATAGCATTAGAAAGAAATCAACAGTCAGAGAATGAACTTGAAGCAAGAACAACTAAGCTTCGTGTCTTGAAGTCAAGATATACTGGTGATGTAGGCATGGCAAGTTCATTAGTTTATGACAAAGACACAGGTAGATTATCAGAGTATGAGGATTCAGAAATGCTTAATACTCAAGACGAAGATATCATACCATTTTAATAGGAGAACAAATGCAATTAGTATTTGATATAGAAACAGACGGACTAGACCCAACAGTTATATGGTGTCTAGTCGCACAAGATGAAGAAGGAAAGTTCTATCATTTTTATGAGGACACACTTGATGAAGGTATTAAATTTTTACAACAAGCAGATAAAATTATAGGTCATAACATATTAGGTTATGATATACCTGTGATTAAAAAGTTAATGGGCATAGACTTATATGACTCTGGCAAAGTAATAGATACCCTTGTATTATCTAGGCTAATCAATCCTACGAGAGAGGGTGGACATAGTATAGCTAAGTGGGGATATAAGCTAGGCTTACCTAAGAAAGATTCCCCTGAGTGGTCAGCCTTTACAAAGGAGATGTTATCATATTGTGAAAGAGATGTAGATATAAATTATAAATTATTTAATTATTTAAAGAAAGAATCTATAGGGTTTTCAAAAGAAAGTGTAGACCTAGAACACAAAGTTACTTATATACTTGAAGAGCAAAAAAGAAATGGATTTTTATTTGATGATGAAAAAGGAATGCAATTAACTTCTGAATTAAGTTTTAAACTAAAAGAAACAGAAGATAAAGTACATGAAACATTCAAGCCTATATGGGTTGATGATAAAATAATTACCCCTAAATTAAAAAAAGATGGTAAACTTTCAAAGCAAGGATTGACAGACCAAGAGTATTCTGATATAATGAATGGTACGCTTGAAAGAAAACCCTTCATGAGAAAAACTTTACAAGAGTTTAACTTAGGTTCTAGAAAACAAATAGGACAGAGACTACAAGAACTAGGTTGGAAGCCTAAAAAGTTTACACCAACTGGTCAAGCTATTGTAGACGAGACAACTCTTAAGAAGATTACCCACATAAAAGAAGCACAGTTAATAGCTGACTTTCTCTTATACCAGAAAAGATTAGCACAAGTACACTCTTGGATAGAAGCAGTAGATACAAAAGATAATAGAGTTCATGGCTCAGTTATATGTGCCGGTGCTATCACTGGTCGTATGGCACACAGAGGTCCTAACATGGCTCAAGTACCTGCTGTTTACAGTCCTTATGGTAAAGAATGTAGAGAATGTTGGACTGTTCCAGAAGGATACAAGCTTGTAGGTATAGATGCAAGTGGCTTAGAACTTAGATTGTTAGCACACTATATGGCTGACGAGGATTATATAAATGAAATTATCAACGGGGATATTCACACAGCTAACCAAAAGTTTGCTGGACTTAAATCAAGAGATGAGGCAAAGACTTTCATCTATGCACTTATCTACGGAGCAGGAGACGAAAAAATTGGAAGCGTCATTAAGGGAAATAGAGCAGACGGTAAACGATTGCGAGAACGCTTTCTTACTGGTTTACCAACACTCAGAACTCTTAAGGAACGAGTTGACAGAGCTGCAGAGAAAAAATATTTAAAAGGTTTAGACGGAAGAAAGATTATAATCAGGCATCAACATGCTGCTCTTAATAGTTTATTACAGGGTGGAGGTGCAATAGCTATGAAGAAAGCATTGATTATACTAAATGATAGTATCAAACTTAATAACTTAGATGCAAAGTTTGTAGCTAACATACATGATGAATGGCAGATACAAGTACTAGAAAGTCAAGCAGACTTTGTAGGTAGACTTGGAGTAGAAGCAATAGAAAAAGCAGGACAGCACTACACTATGCGTTGTCCTTTAACAGGTGAATATAAAATAGGAGACAGCTGGTATGAAACCCACTAAAGAAAACAGAAAGAAGTTTGACATTGACTTAGCTTATGGTACAATAAGAGAAGAAAAAATAGCAGACATGATGACCAATAAAAAAATAGAAGTTAAATCAGAAAAAGATATGTGGCAAAAGACAGGTAACATATGTATAGAGTATGAATCATGGGGTAAACCTTCAGGTATTAAAGCTACTGAAGCAGACTATTGGTTTCATAATCTATGTGTAGGTGACAATGAATTCTGCACATTAGTATTTAAAACAGATGTTCTTAGAACAATCGTAGATAAATTAGATACATTTAAAACTGTGTGTGGTGGTGACCATAAAGCAAGTAGAATGTTCTTGGTTAATTTACAAAAACTATTTTCATCAGATGTAATTAAAGCATTCAAGGAGTCAGAAGCAAATGGAAAATAAATTAAAAGATTTTGTAAAAGTACCTAAGTTAGATACTTACAATAAATTTACATCTGAATCAGGTCATTGGTATACACAAGAGGGAGACCCTATGTATACTATCATCGGAGCTAATGGTAAAGAAAGAAACACTACGCTTAGAGATGCTAAGAAAGAAAAGTTAGTTCCTTCTGTTACTACTATACTAGGCATGATAGCTAAACCTTCGTTAGAAAACTGGAAGATAGAACAAGCACTTAAGTCTGCAATTACTTTAGAAAAGAAAGACAACGAATCTATTGCTGAGTTTTCTGCTAGATGTAAGTTTGATTCTAAAAGTATAGGTATCAAGGCTGCAAAAGAAGGCACTAAGATTCATGCTATGATTGAACGAGGCTTTCTAGGAGAAGAGACTAACACAACTTATGAAATAATACAGGCTTGGTTAGATGAAAACTTTCCTGATGAAGAATGGATTGCAGAAGATTCTTTCTGTGCTGAGTCAGGCTATGGTGGTAAGATAGATTTATATTCTAAGTCTGGTATCTTTGTAGACTTTAAAACTAAAGATAACTTAAAAGGTAAAGACCCTGCTAAATTAGTATACGATGAACACGGTATGCAGTTGTCTGCCTATGCTCAAGGCTGTGGCTTTGATGATGTAGAAAGAGTATCTATATTTGTAGATAGAAAAGACAATGAGCTTATAGCCTGTCATGTATGGGACAAAGACTCTCAGGTTAAACACACTAAAATGTTTAATGCTATATTAGATTATTGGAAGTTGGTTAAGAACTACGACTCAAGTAAAAATGAATAGAAGAAAATCAAAACAAATAAAAAAGAAATCAGAAGAGTTAGTTGTTGCTTGGTTACAAACTATGTTAGTAGAAGAAGAACAAAAGAAATTAACATTAGATAATTTTAAAAAATATTTACCAGAACAAACTCATATATATGTAAACAATAAAGTTATGTTGTCTGCTTACACCCCGAGGTGGTTTAAACAAAGAATTAAAAAAATTATAAATACTAAAAACTTAGAGGATATTACATGGTCGGATACAGAAAGCCTCGGATAGTAAGACCTAGAGAAAAGAATGTACCTAAAGGATATGATTCTAAATGGGAGCATACTTTACACAGCACCATACTTCAAGAATGGAAGCATCATACAGACAAGGTTGAGTATACAGTTGAGCATACATATGAACCAGACTTTGTTAAGGTAATAGGTAAGACAGAATATTTACTGGAAGCTAAAGGAAGATTTTGGGACTACCAAGAATACAATAAATATATTTGGATTAGAAAAGCACTGGCTAAAAATCAAGAGTTAGTGTTTTTATTTTCTAGTCCTTATTCTCCTATGCCTCAAGCTAAGAGAAGAAAAGACGGAACTAAAAGAAGTCATGCTGAATGGGCAGAGACAAATAATTTTACATGGTATAGTGAAGATACTTTACCTGACAATTGGAGAAACGATGAACTATAAATTTAATGAAGTTGAAATAATAAAACAGGTATTAAACTATGTTGAAAATACTTATGAAAAACATTATGCACAGGGTAAGTACCAAGCAACTGATATGATAGTAGATGCAGGACATGGTGAAAGTTTTTGTATGGGAAACATAATGAAGTATGCGATGCGTTGTGGTAAGAAAGAAGGGACAGATGCAGAAATGGACTTGTTAAAAATTATTCATTATGCTATAATAGCCATTCATTTACAGGATATTAAAGATGATTGAAACTAAAATAGGAACTAAGCCTTACTTAGGAATTGAAATAGACTACGATAAAGAAAAAACATTTGATAAATTTAGTCTTGATACACTCAAAGATAGATATTTTTGGGAAGGAGAAACACATGCACAAGAAGCATTCGCAAGAGCCTCAGTCTTCGGGGCAACTTACAAAGGGGAGACAGATTTTGAACTGGCTCAAAGACTTTACAACTACAGTTCCTCTCGTTGGTTCATGTTTAGCACTCCTATACTTAGTAACGGGGGAACTAGCCGTGGGTTACCTATCAGTTGTTTCCTTAATTATGTTCCTGACAGTCGCAGTGGTCTTTCTAATCACTACGATGAAAACATATGGTTGGCAAGTTCAGGTGGAGGCATTGGTGGATATTGGGGCGATATTAGGAGCAACGGTATTTCTACTGCTCATGGCAGTCGTTCTACTGGTTCAATTCCATTCATGCATGTAGTTGATTCTCAGATGTTAGCCTTCAACCAAGGCACAACAAGACGAGGAAGCTATGCAGCATACATGGATGTAAGTCACCCAGAGATTGAAGAGTTTATAAACATGAGAAAAGAATCAGGTGGTGATATCAATAGGAAGAATCTTAATCTTCACAATGGTATTAATATTACTAATGCTTTTCTTAAAGCTGTAGAGCTTGATGAAGACTGGAGATTAATTGACCCTAAGACTAACGAAGCTGTTAAGATAGTTAACGCTAGAGATATTTGGTGGCAGATAATACACGCTAGAGCAGAGACAGGTGAGCCTTACATGATTAACATAGATACATGTAACGCTGCACTGCCACAAAAACAAAAAGATTTAGGTTTAAAAATTAGACAAAGTAACTTATGTTCAGAAATTACTTTACCTACTAACGAGGAAAGAACAGCAGTCTGTTGTTTATCCTCAGTAAACTTAGAACACTTTGATACTTGGTCAAAGGATGATAACTTTATACAAGATTTAATAACCATGCTTGACAATGTTTTACAACACTACATTGACAATGCTATAGACACAACACAATTAGGAGAGTACAGTGCAAACTTTAAAAGATTTCAAAACTATGTTAGAGAAGGTAAGGAGGGATATACTAAGTCTGCGTATTCGGCATATCGAGAGAGAAGTTTGGGACTGGGTGCTATGGGCTTCCATGCATATCTCCAATCTAGGAACATACCTTTCGAGGGAATATACGCAACTGGTTTTAATCATAAAGCATTCACCTTTATCAAATCTAGAGCCACTCAAGCTACTAAAGAACTTGCTGTCGAAAGGGGTGAAGCTCCTGATATTCATGGTACAGGTAAACGCAATACTAATTTATTGGCTATTGCTCCTAATGCTAGTAGTGGGATTATATGCAGTGGTACTTCCCCTAGTATTGAGCCTTACAGGGCTAACTGCTATACTCACAAGACCTTATCCGGCTCTTACCAAGTTAAGAATAAATACCTTGAAAAAGTTTTTAAAACTAAAGGGTTGAAAGGAAAAGAACTAGAACAGATTTGGAAAGATATAACAGCCAACGAAGGCTCTGTCCAACAGTTAGATGTTCTTACTGATGATGAGAAAGAAATATTTAAAACAGCTAACGAACTAAATCAAATATGGATTGTAGAACACGCTTACAAAAGACAAGAGTTTATTTGTCAAGCACAGTCCGTGAATTTATTCTTTACTATACCTAAGTCAACAGAACCACAGGAAGTGCATGATGATTACATGCAGTATGTGAATGATGTACATTGGTATGGTATGAATAAATTAAAATCGTTGTATTACTTTAGAACTAATGCAGCAAGAAATGTAGAGAATGTAAACACTAAAATTCCAAGGATTCGTTTAGACGATGTGGAATGTATCGCATGTGAAGGATAACATATGAATATAAGACAGAACTTATTCCGTGCTTTGGAATTAAAATATGAAGCAAACAAACAAGTAGCCAAAGCAAACTTAGATGTTTTATTTGATTACCAAGTTGGAGTGGCTGACCATCCCAATTTTATTGAGACAATAGATAAATTATTAAAAGACTATGATGAAGCATCATCATTATTATTTACATTACAGGAGAACTTTGATGAGTTTACTCAAGACTAGAGACTATTACAAACCGTTTGAATACCCATGGATGTATGAGTATTACAAACTACAAAATCAAATGCACTGGATGCCTGAATCAGTTCCGTTGCATACAGATGTTAAAGACTGGCAGGATATAAGTCCTGAAGAAAAACATTTACTTACACAAATATTTAGATTGTTTACTCAATCAGATGTTGATGTAGCTTCTGGTTACATAGATAAGTATATGCCTATCTTTAAGAAACCTGAAGCAAGAATGATGATGTCATCTTTTGCAAACATGGAATCTATACATCAAGATGCTTACAGTTTATTACTTGATACAGTTGGTATGCCTGAGATAGAATACAAAGCTTTCTCAGAATATGAAGAAATGGCAGACAAGCATGACTATGTTGGTAACTTTAAACCTCTTAAGTCTGACAAAAGAACTATAGCTAAAACACTAGCAGTGTACTCAGCGTTTACAGAAGGACTACAGTTGTTCTCTAGCTTTGCTATACTACTTAACTTCCCTAGGTTTGGTAAGATGAAAGGTATGGGACAGATAGTTACTTACTCTATCCGTGATGAGTCTATGCATGTTGAAGCTATGACTAAATTGTTTAGAGAGTTTATACAAGAGAACATAGAAATATGGACAGACGATTTCAAAGCAGAGCTATATCAGATATGTAGAGAAATGGTAGAGCTTGAAGATAAGTTCTTAGACTTAGTGTTTGAAATGGGAGACCTTCCGGGACTAACCAAGAAAGATATGTATGCTTACAATAGATACATAGCTGACAGAAGATTACTACAGCTTGGTCTTAAAACTAACTATGACCAAAAAGATAATCCTCTTGGTTGGATTGATGAAGTCATGGGTGTAGAACATCAAAACTTTTTTGAAGGTAGAGCAACTACTTATATGAAAGCTGGTCTTCGTGGTAAGCAAGACTCTGTTACATTTACAGGAATAGATAATGGCTAAAACAAAAAGGCAGGAAGCTAAGCTATTACAATACACATTGTTGTACGATAAGTCTGGTAAATTAGTTACAGAAAGAATTAACACAGATATAAGTAGTTTAAAGAAAATGTTTAGTAAAGAAGAATACAATACTTTAAACACAGTAATGAGAGAATGTACTCAAAAACTAGATAGTATACATAATTATATAGAAAATAATTTAAATGCTAGGAAAATGACCGATTAAAGAAAATTGACATCATGAGGTCTAGCGTATTAACATATCTTAGCATAGTTAATGCGTTAGCTTCAGAACATTAAACTTTTTAATAGACAGGCTCTCTGTTTGTCTGAGAGGATTTACTTAATTGTGTAGATAATAATTTCTTTTTGTTTACCTT